CGGATTATGACCGGCATCCTCGCCATCGACGGCGCCGCGGTTGCCGTTAAAATGAAACGCCGGCCACTGCCGGCCGGCGCTTCGGGGAGTATGCGACATGCGACGTCGCAAGCTCTCGCTGAGGATAATCGTGGTTCTGATCGTCAGAATCAAGATCGTCCGCTAATCAGCGAGGATGGTCAACCCGTCTTCGGGCGGGTTGGCCTCCCCCGGAGCCGGCCATGAAGCGGCTCCGCTACAAGTGCCGGCGTCGGCTGCACCGCCGGGTGCGCTGCCACCTCCCGCTGCGCCGGCTCCTGATCCGCCACCAGACCGCCACGCTCCGCCGGGGGTGGCAGTGATCGTCGCCGGCGCAGACCCCGGCGCCGATGGCGCGGTCGCTTTCATCGACGCCGAGACGACGCGCGTATTGGCAATCGTCGACATGCCGATGAGTGCCGGCGAACTCCGCGTGCGCGATCTCGCGATAGAGCTGCTCGCCGCCCTCGACGAGCGCCGCTGCGGCCATCTGTGGGTCGAGAAGCAAGTCCCGTTCGCCGGCAGCGGTCGCAGCATGGGCGCCTCTAGCGCCTTCGCGTTGGGCCAAAGGTACATGGCGCTGTGCGCCATCGCCGCCTGCCACGGTTGGCCTTACGAGGTCGTGTCGCCGGTCAAGTGGAAGCGGCATTTCGGCATAAAGGCCGACAAGGCCCTGGCCCTCGATTGCGCCGGCCGCCTCCTGCCGGAAGACGCTGGCCTGTGGACCGCGCGCCGCGGCTACTGCACCCGGGCGCACGCGATCGGCCGCGCCGAAGCCGCGCTGATCGCACTTTTTGGCATTCGGACATTTAACGCTGTCGCGCGCGGGGTGGCAGCATGAGCCAGCACGACCGCGACCGCGACCTCGCCGAGGCGATCTACGACGAGATCATTTCGCGCGACAGTGTTGGGCTCGCAATCGACCTGTGGCGCTTCGCGAACACCGGGCTCAAGCGCGATTACGAGCGCATGTTGCTCGTCCTCGCCCGCACCTGCGAGGCCGCCATCGAGAAGGTGCTCGCTCACCGCCAGCGCGAGGCCGCCCGCACCGGACCATGGGACGGCACGCCATGAGCGAGCCGGCGCGCGAGGCGCTAAAAGACCGCAACGAGCTATACCGCCACTACCGCGTCGCTAAGGCAGCCGAATACGAGAGGCTGTTCGCGCGGCCCGAATTCGGCAACCGGCTGCGCCGCTTCAATGCCACCCTCGGTCATTTCGGCATCGCAGACAGCGGTCGGATGGTCGCCTATGTGCGCGACCAGAATTACACCTGGCTGCGTAACGCGCCGGAAGACATCCGGTTCGCAGCCCTACAAATGGTCGGGCAGCGCATCCAACGCATCAGAGCAAAGGCCGGACTCGTGCCATTCGACGACCCCCTGCCGGACGAAGCGGACGATGTCTTTCAACTCTGTCGGCGGGAATTGTCGTGATCCGCGAATTGCTCCACGCCTACGGCAGCAATCTGCGCCGCCAGTTCGCGCACGATCGCCTCAACACGCTGGGCTCCAGCGAAGCGGGGCGGTGCGCCCGAGCATCTGCCTTCGCCAAACTGGAGGTGCCGCCCGATCCCGACTTTGTCGAGAGCTGGGGCGCCGCCCTGCGCGGCTCGGTGATCGAAGACAGTTTCTGGGTGCCTGGCCTGCGGGCAAACCTGCCGCCGGGGGCGCAGCTCCGGTTTGCCGGCGACGAGCAGCAAACGCTGGTCGACGGCTATTTGTCGGCCACGCCGGACGGGCTGATCACCGGTCTGCCACCGGGGTGCCTCTCCGATCTGGGTGTCGCCGACATCCTAGCCGACTGCCTGCTGGTCGAGTGCAAGTCGATCGACCCGCGCGCGAGCCTCAAGAGCGCCAAACCCGAACACGTCTTCCAGGTGCAGGTCGCCCTCGGTCTGATGCGCCGATCGACCGAGTACATGCCCGAATACGCGCTGATCAGCTATATCGACGCCTCGTTCTGGGACCGTGTTTACGAGTTCCCGGTGCGGTTCGACAGCCGTGTCTACGACGCGGCGATCGAACGGGCGCGCGGCATCATGGCTGCTTCAGACCCGGGTGACCTCGCCCCTGAAGGCAAGATCGCCGGCGGTGCAGAGTGCCGTTACTGCGCCTGGAGCCGGCAATGTATCGGGGTGACGGTTGCGGGCGTGCCGGAAGGTGGCGCACGGCTTGGCGCGAACGCCGCGGCTGAGCTGAAGAGCTTGCGCGACGCCGAGCGCAAACTCGCGGCATCGGCGGAAGAAACCGAGTTCACTCGCGCCGCCACTCAGGAAGCCATCAAACAATTCCTGCGCGCCGCCGGCGTGCGCGGCCACAAGGGCGACGACTGGTCGGTCCAGTGGACCGTCACCAAGGGGCGACAGTCGATCGACCAGGCGGCGCTCCTTGAAGCGGCCAAGCACGCCGGCATCAAAACAGACGAGTTTAGGAGGGAGGGCAAGCCGGCAGAGCGACTGACAGTGACCTAGAACCAAGTGACCAGGAAGTGACGATAACCGTAACAGTGAGCATCGACATGAGCGATATCATCGAACAGACCCGAAGCACATCCGCCACGACGTCATCCTCCGGCGACCTGATCGACCCCTATGTGGCCTACGGTCTCAAGGCCGGCACAGCCGGCGGGCAATACCTTAGTTTCAAGAACGGCGAGTTCCTCTACGGCCAGAACGCCAGCGTCCTGCCGCTCGGCACCAGGCTCGCCGCCAATATGGCTGGTCTGCGGGTCGGCTGGCGCAAGTGGCGCGGCGGCACCCTGGAAGACGATCTGACCGTGCCCCTGGCGGAGCGGCGCCCGATCGAGGCCCGCAATGCGCTCGGCGACAACGACCGTAGCCTGTGGGATCGTGGCCCGGACGGCAAAGAACGCGACCCGTGGCAGTTCACCAATATCCTGGAACTGGCCGACAGTGATGGTCAGAATTTTATCTATTCGACCGGCTCCAAAGGCGGCATCAACGCGATCACGCAACTGTGCGCCGAGTATGGCCGGCTGTACCGGCAAAAGCCCGGCCTGACCCCCATCATCACGCTGGGCAACGACTTCTACATTCATCCCGAATACGGCAAGACCTATGTCCCGCGCTTCGAGATCGTCAATTGGGTCGCCCCGGGAGGCGACGCTACTGGTGATGACGGAGGCGACCTGCCCGGTCTGGAGGAGCCGGCCCCGGTAAAGCAAGCGCCGGCAGGAGGCAAGCGCGCGCCTCGCTTCTAACATGGTAGTAGGGGGGTGGGTTTGTGCGCGACCGGGATTACAGCGAGGCCAGTGCGTATCTAGCGCGCATCTACGGAGAAGGGACGGAGCACGCGGTCGAATTGCGCTCCGTCCCAAACGAGCACGCAACCGGGCGAACAGCCTCGCTGTTCACCCGCGACCCCACCGATATCGAATTGCACTGCAGCCGCTGGGACGGCCCCGGCCGGGCCATGTATTACGGCGAAGCAACCCGCTTCACCGGACGCTCATCTGGCCGCCGGGAGGATTGCCGCGAGCTGGTCTCACTGTGGACCGATACCGATTGTGCAAAACTCAGCCTCGATAAGAACCAAGTGTGCGGTGCGCTCAAGACCGGGGTGCACCTGCCACCGTCACTGATTATCGATAGCGGCTACGGCATTCACGCACGTTGGCTGTTTACCGAAAAGCTCGACATCTCCGTCGAGCGGCCGGGCTGGCAAGCGCTTGAAGCGGAACTGGTCGCGGCATTGCGCGGGCTTGCCGGCCTGGTGGCGGGGGATCTCGCCGTGTGCGACCTGGCGCGGGTCATGCGCCTTCCTGCCACGCATAATACCAAGCAGGGTGAATTGGTGCCGTGCCGCATTCTGGAGGCTTCTTGGGCGCGTTACGAGTGGCGCGACCTACAAGAGATGCTCGACTGGCACAGGCCAGTTGTCGAGCTTCCAGCAGCGGCCCGTCCACGAGTGAGCACACTAGACAACCCGTACACCGAATTCGCTCGCCGGTTTGCCACCAAGGCGCCGCTCGATGTGCGCCAACGCCTGGAAGCAATGGATTACC